GTATTAACAGGATCGTTAGCTGTTGGTTTCTACACAGGCTCAGCTTTTATTGCAGGGGCGAAAGCACAAGTTGCATACACATATAAGAGGCTTGGGGGTGATGTACTTGATATTGAATTGACAAAAGAACAAATATTTTCTTCATATCAAGAAGCGGTATTGGAATACTCATATCTTCTTAATATACATCAAGCAAAAAATTCAATTAGTGACCTTTTAGGTGCGAAGACTGGATCTTTTGACGAAGAAGGTCAGCTTCAAAATTCAGCTTCTCTTGAAGATGTAGCTTTGAAATTCCCTAAATTTAGATTTGAGTATGCTCGACGAGTAGGTCATGGCTACTCCACAGAGGCTGGTTTAGGTGGAACAACACCCATATATTCTGCATCTTTTTCGACATCTGAGCATCAACAAGATTACGATTTACAACAAATTGTTTCTTCGTCAGCCGTAACTGATACTTCTGTTCCTTATTATGGACTTATAAGTGGAAGCAGAATAAATGTAACAAAAGTTTATTATAAAACACCACAGGCCATGTGGAGATTTTATGGTTATTACGGTGGGCTAAATACTGTTGGCGATTTGGCTAGTTACGGTCAGTATGCAGATGATAGTACTTTTCAGTTAGTACCAACTTGGCAAAATAAAGCTCAAGCAATGGCATTTGAAGATGCAATATACACAAGAAATAGTCATTATAGTTTTGAAATAAAAGATAATAAATTAAGATTATTTCCTCAAACTGTTGTCGTTAGTCCAAAAATTATGTATATAGAATTTTTTATTGATACTAATACTCCATGGAAAGAAGAGGGCACATCGGACAATGGTGTCGATGGAATTAATAATATCAATTCATTGCCATTTGAGAACACTCCATATCAAAAAATCAACTCCATTGGCAAGCAATGGATTAGGAGATTTGCTCTCGCCCTATCAAAAGAAACACTAGGAAATATTCGTTCAAAAATTAGCACATTGCCTATTCCTGGAGATAGCATTACTTTAGACGGGCCGGCTCTTATATCACAAGGGCAAACAGAACAAGATAAATTAAGAGATGAATTAAAAACGATATTCGACGAACTTACTTATTCAAAGATTGCTCAAGGTGATGTTGAACTAACAGAAGCGATTAATAAAGTTCAAGAGAGAATTCCAATGCGGATATTTGTGGGGTAAATAAATGTCGGATAATGAATGGAAACAACCAGATGCTCCACCTCCACCGCTATTCTTGGGTGAGAAAGAGCGAGACTTTGTAAAACAAGTTAATGACGAACTTATAGAAAGAGTTATTGGACAAGGAATATTTTATTATCCAATTAGTATGGAGCATACAAATTTTCATCCACTTTATGGGGAGGCCATAGAAAAAACATTTTTGCCGCCAATAAGGGTTTATGCTTTGGTAATGTGGGAGGGTTTTGAAACACAAACAACAAATTTAGGAATCGATCGTAGACCTTCCATCGTTATTCACTTTCACAAAAGAAGACTAACGGAGGATCAAGATCTTTTTGTTAGAGAGGGAGATTTCGTCAAATACGGTGAAACATTTTATGAAATAGTACAATTAAACGAGCCGAAGCAAATGTTTGGCCAAATAGAACATAGAATGACAATAGAAGCAAAATGTATTAAGGCACGACAAGGAACATTCAATGCCAAGTGAAATTTATGAAATACAGCCATCAACACTAGAAACGATTGATTTTGCTCTTTTTGATTTTATCAATGATAAAATGAATAACAGATCAACCACTAACGAGGGATGGAAAAAAGTACCCGTAATATGGGTTAGCTCCGAAAGGGCATTTTTATCAAAAAACAACAAAGATTTAAGAGATGATGATGGAACTCTAAAATTGCCTTTAATAACAATAGAAAGAACTTCCGTTGCAAAAGATTTAAATTTTAAAGGTGCATATTATGGAAATCCTGTAAACTTTACAGATCCAACTAGAGGCGGCAGAATATCTATTTCTAAAAGAATTGTAAAAGATAAGACAAATAATTTTGCAGTAGCAGATAACATAAAAAATTTAGATGGAGTTAGAAGAACTCCAAATGGGCAAGCCCACTTTCCTATAAAAGATAATAAGAAAATAGTTTATGAAACATTAAATATGCCAATGCCGGTGTTTTTGACTATAAATTATGTTGTCACTGTTAGGAGTCAATACATCCAACAGATGAATGAACTAACAACTCCTTTTGCCACTTTAGGTGGTCACATAAATTCTTTTTTAATTAAAAAAGATGAGCACCGTTATGAAACTTTTGTTCAATCTGATTTTGCCTTGGGTAACAATATTTCAAATCTTGGTGTAGATGAAAGAATATACGATACTAAATTTAATTTTAAAGTTTTAGGTTATATTATCGGTGAAGCTCCAAATGGCGACAGACCAAAAATTATTAAAACGGAAAATGCTGTAGAGGTGAAAATCCCAAGAGAGCGAGTTATTTTAGGTGAAATCCCAGAGCGTAACGATAATAAAGGTTTTTACAAAGAATAGCAACTAATTAATAAAGAACTTTAAAACCTTTAAAGGGAGAATAACTAATGTCCGTAGAAAAATATAAGTTTATTTCACCAGGAATTTTTGTGAGTGAAATTGATAATACAGGAAGAACAGCCACACCGGAAGATGTAGGACCAGCGATTATTGGTCGTGCCGAAAAAGGGCCAATACTTCAGCCAATCAAACTAGATTCATTTTTTGATTTTGTAGAAACTTTTGGTGAGCCCATCCCAGGTGGCGGTGGCGGTGATGTCGCTCGTAACGGAAATTACACTTCTCCCACATATGCTGCATATGCGGCACAGGCTTGGTTTAGAAACAATGCCCCAGTCACCTTTGTTCGTTTAGGTGGTCAAGCTTCAGAAGAGGCAACTACTGGTGGCGAGGCCGGTTGGAAAACAACTGATCTAGATCCAGGACCCCAGGATTACGATAACGGTGGTGCCTTTGGTCTATTTGTCACAAATGCCCCAACACAAACTGTTCTGACAGCGGATTTAACATGCTCTGCAGATGTACTTAATGCTAATCAGAATTTCCGAATAGCTGCTGATGGTATAGTGAGAACATTCACTAGTGGGGCATTGGAAAATTCGAACTCTACAGTAGATGACCCCGCAATGATTTTCGCCGCGACAGGATCTAATGCAGTCGGAACTCATGCTAAAGATGATGTCTTAAATAAATTTTTTATTGCACAGAACATAGCTACAGTTATTAATCTTAGTGCATTGCCTATTACTGCTAATATCACTACAGATGGCACTACAGGATTTGCAACTTCTAATATTGTTCAGCTGACAGCTAGTGGATTAACTACTTTGTCTAGAGGTATTGATATTGGATACGATAAAATCTCTGGTGACACTGATTTTCAGTTAAATACAGTCGGATCCGGTGGAGGCCAAATATTTATGGCAAGTACCGGTACCCTGTCTGCTTCCTATGACGGTGTAAGCGGCACACTGGCTGCTACTTGGTATATCGATCAAAGTGCATCAATTGCTTTATCAGGAACACGATCAGATAGTGGAGCAAATGCGGTTGGAGCGGGTATATACTTTGATTCTAATGGTTTAAACGAATTTAAAGTACTTATTACATCCTCTGCTCAACCACATAACGGAGTAATAGTAGATACAGCTTTTAATTTCACTGATACTAGTGATAAATTCATTAGAAAAGTGTTTAATACAAATCCAACATTGGTTAATACTGCAGTTGTGCCAACAACTAGTAATTCTTATAGCAGATATTGGCTTGGAGAATCATATGAAGGTGCAGTAAGCCAGCTAGAGGGAGGCAACACCGGAAAACAAATCGCGGTTATCTTACCACTTTTAAGTGGATCCACATTTGGGGGCGATTTCAATCGTGATTATCAAAATTCCCAGACTGGATTTTTCTTTGCTCAGGACACAAAGATTGGTGACACTGCTACCGGTAGTTATTCTCCAAGCAACATGCAAAATCTATTTAAACTTGTAGCTAGAAATAGTGGTGATTATGTTTCAAGAAACTTAAAAGTTTCCATTTCAAATCTTCGTGCTGCCCCAGATAGCACTGTTG